GAGCGCCGACGTTGCCCGTGTCAGCGTAGTTGCTGAAGCGCGAGCCCCAATTCGCCATCTCGTCCGCGCGACGATCCGCCCCACCAGCCCAGTCCATCATATCTCGGCTCTGCACGTCGAACGAACTCGCCAGCTTGCCCAGCCGGTCAGCGTCGCCACTGAAGCCGAGGCCGAGGTTGCCCAACTCCTGACCCACCTGATTGAAGCGCTCGCCCTGACCGATGCTCAGGTCGCCCAGCAAACCGAGACGGCGGTAGGCGTCCTGCGTCATGCCTACAGCATCACGCGAGAGCGGGTCGGCGTTGGCGACGGTCGGGCCACCGTACGGCGTGTACGGCTGCTGTGAGACCTGCCGAGCCTTGTTGAAGATGTCTTCGCGGTAACGCTCGGTGAGGGGGTCTAGGCGTTCGGTTACAACCTGCTTGCCTGCGGACTTTGCACCCATGCGGACTACAACTCTTTCGTCATCACTACCAGATTGGACTCCCATCCCTCACGCTTGAGGAACGACCGTTCCCAGCCCTTGCGGCCGGTCAGGGACATCAGCGTGCATCCCTGCTCGCGCCCCCAGTCGGCAATGCCGGGGAGCATAGCTTCTAGCTCGGCAGCGTTGCCGCCAGCCAGGAAGAAGTGCAGAGTCCGCTTCTGCGGGTGCTCTATGATTTCGGTGATTACAGCGGAATTGGGGCCGGGCCAGAAGACGTAGCGCCCGTCATTGACACCCTCGACAATGTCGCCATACGTGTGGGTGCCTCCTGAGTAATATAGCGCCGCTTCGATGTGTGGTCTAGCCTCTTCCAGACTAAGCATTTGCAATTCCTGTTTCGAGCGTGCGCAGCCGCTCATCCACTTCGCGCAGCATGATTGCCACCAGACGCCGGTATTCGTTCGTGCTCCGCGCGTCGTGATCCGGCAGTGCCGGGGGCAGCGGACGGCGCGGCATTAACGGCGTCCCTGCGGGATCACACCGAGTTCGGGCACGCCCACTCGCCAGGACGTTTCGTTGGCTTCCTCGACGCGGAGCCGGAAGTGACGGCCGGTCAGCCGGACGTCGGTCGGGTTCGCCATCGAGTACGGCCCGTTCAGCGTCTCAGCTTCCACCGGGAACATCGACGTGTAGACGGACAGGTTCGCGTCGCCCAGCGCGTTGCCGTCGGGAATGAGCCGCTGCACGCGGATCACCCGGTTGCGGTCGGGGGTGACGATGCCGCTTTCCAGATACGGAACCTCACCGTCGCGATCCTCGCCGGTCTCATGCTCGTACAGCTTGCGATCTACGCCCACCAGCACCGGGCGGCTGTAGACGTCAGCGTCCACGCCACAGGTGCGGCTTAGACGCCCGAAGTGCCAGTGGTTCTGCTGGTAGTTGTAGGCGACGTAGCGGTCGATGGTGTCCGAGGACGACGAGCAGTAGTACCACCACACTTCACCGAATTCGGCCAGCGTGTGCGCCCACACCTGGGCACCCTGTAGCTCGTTGAAGTCTTCGAAGACGTAGTCGTGGACTTCGCAGGGCAGCTTCTTCACGAACCCGTCGTACATGAAGAACGAGTTGCGGCCCATCCAGAACACCTGCGTGTCGGTCGCGGCCTTCGCGTGCGGGCCGATGATGCCGCACTTATCGCCTTCCTGCTGGAAGCCGTAGACCAGTGAGCCGCCGATGTAGTTCATGCTCCACAGGTCCGCATCGCTCCAAATCAGCGTCTGCGACTTCGTGCGCAGTCCGCAGCGGAGACGGCCGCGAGTCTGGATCGTGAAGCCACCTGCCTGATTGGACGAGGACGGCGTCCACACCGTCAGTGACTCCTGATCGGCCCACTCGATCTTGCGGGCGTCGCCGTCCGCGCCGAGGATCACGACGAAGCGCTCCGGCGTCACCACCAGACCGATGTTGTCCACGGGCGCGCCCGAGACGCCGGTCAGGGATGCCGAGGCACCGTCCCACTGTAGCAGTCGGCCGTCGGACGAGAGCATGGCGAGCAGCACTTCACCGAAGGTGTCTAGCTGCCACGATGCCGCCTCAACCAGCGCCAGCGCGCCGGAGCCGTCACCGTAGGGGCCGTCGCCGTACGCACCAGCGCCGTAGGTGCCGCCGGTCATCACCGACGTCGCGCCGCCGGTCGTGAGTCCGGCCCCGAGCCCCAGGTTGGTCGTGTTGCCGCCGATGATCTCGCCATTGAAGACCATCAGTGTGAGGTTGTTCCCGAGCGCGAGGCGGGGGTCGCCGTTGTTCCGACGCCACGCCAGTGCGGAGTTGAAGCGCGCGGTCGCGTCGGCGGTGAGTGCCCCGAGAGCGCCGCCTGTGCTGCTCTGCGCTTCGCGCCAGCCACCCACCGGCTGCGGATAGCCCTCGACCCAGCGCATCAGGTTGCCGTCATACCAGCGCCCGATGGCATCCTGCCGCGTGCCATTGCGGAAGATGCCCGGCGGAAGCTGGATGGGGATTCGGGTCTCGATCATTCGGTTGCCCAGCGTACTTCGATTTCGGCTTCGTCTACACCGCTCATGCCATCCATGAACAGCGCGAACGCCTTCTTGCTCTCGGTCACCGCCTGCTTCTCGACCAGAGCGTTGGTGTTCTCGTCGGTGCGGAGCAGCGTGCCCCGGTAGAGGCCCGGCAGGATGCAGCCCATCGTGTCCTCTTCGGTGTTGCCGGGATGGACGAGGATGCGGCTGCGGCCGGGCACGTTACAGACCACGAAGGTCTCATAGCCGTGCGCGTAGTAGGTAGTGCGCCGGAGCGGGTAGCGACCCGCCGGGATGCAGGAGATGCTGCGCTGGTTACCCTTGTCTTCCTCTTCGCAGGTGTGCAGCGGAGGGATGCCGGGTACGTGCAATCGTCCGAACACTCCGTCGCGCGTGCGCTCGGAGCGAACCAGCGTGACCAACATTATGCGTCGGTGACGGTCGCCAGGATTGCGAGGTCAGCAGCCATCTGGACCTGCACGGCGCGGATACGCTCGATGACGTTGGCGTTCAACTGCTCGTTCGCCAGAATCGCGTCGAAGTCAGCGTCGTAGGCTTCGATGTAGCCCGTCGCTGCGGCGGACACATCGGTGCCCAGCGCGCCCGTGGGATACGGCATGGTGAATCCTTTCGCTTACGGAGTATCGAGATCGATGCCGTGCTTACGCAGCAGGCGCTCGGCCTTCTCAGCGCGTTCGGTTACGCGGGATAGATTGCCATTGACGGCGTCGTGAACCCCGGCCAGCTGATCCTTCGTGGCGACGGTGTTCCGCACTTCCTGCACTTCATCCTTCGTGGCTACGCGGTTGATGGTGGCTCGGTAGGTCAGCCACAGGCCAAATGCGGTGCCGAAGGTCTGGAACAGGACGATGAGCGCCGAGTAGAGGTTGGGTACGGTCGTGTCGATGAAGAGCATGATTACACCCGCTCCACAATTGGCTGGACCCACTGAGCGATGGGGACACCCGAGACGCCCCGGTCCATCAGGACGATGAAGAAATACTGGCGGTTGGCGACGACGTCGTGCGAGAGACCGCTCTTCGTGACGATTGCCATGGCCGCGCCGTGGGAATGACTTCCCACGGCCACATTGCCGCCCGCGCTGTCGTTGTAGTCCAGTTCGACCGTGACCGTCGTACCTGCCGGGGCCTGTGCCCGCGACTTGAAGCCGGTGATTCGCATGCCCACCTTGAGGCCCGTGATCGGCACGGAGTACCCAACGGAGCCAGGATCGTTCAACTGGATGCCGGTGATCGAGCGCGTGCCGATGTCGTCCGCGACTGCGCCCTGAAAGACTGCCACCTGCGGCAGACAGTAGAGGGGGAAGTCGAGATTCTCCGCGAGCGCGTCGTCGGCCTTATCCTCGACCACCTTCACCTGCGCGTCGATGTCGTCAATGACCTCATTCAGCAGCGTGTCCCACGATCCCGTGGAGCCACCTTCGGTCGGCTTGGTCCAAGCGTAGTTCGTCGTATCGGGCATGAGTTATCCAATCACCACCGGCAGTCCAATGACTGTCGGACTTCCGCCAAGTTCGGCGCGCTCACGCGCGTTGTTCTCGTCCGTGAGTGCCTTGAGATACTTGGCCGTCCACACGGGGTTCCGCTCATCGTGTTCGAGGTAGAGTTCCGCTTCCTTCAGCGTCGCGTAGAGATAGATGTCCGGCGCGCTGGTGAGCGTGCTGTTCGTCGGGGCCGAGTCGGACAACGCCGTCAACGCCTCGAAGTAGACGATCTCAGTCTCGTAGTCACTATCCGGCGTGATGTCCAGCAGCAGCGTGTTGTCCACCACAGCCGCGTACTGAGGCACGCCGGAGCCCGCTTCGCGCAGGATCGACAGCCCAACAGGCGTCGTGATCTGGATGGGGAAGTAGAACTGCGAGGACGCATTGAGCCGGATCGAGCGTAGCTCGGCGCAATCGTCGGGGAGCGCAACTGCCGCACTGTCGAGCGTGAGCGTGTCACGGATCACCTGCTTGCGCAGGTTGCGTCCGATGTCAGCTTCCGCCAGCGCGATGAATTCGGGGATGCGGTCGGTCAGGTCCGTGCGACCGAGCCAGTTCGCTACTGCGGCCTTCAGTTCGGTGTAGTTCGTAATCGCCATCTCAAGCCATCAGGGTGCGGCCCGGTCCTTCGAGCGCCACGGGATGGCGATTACACACCGCGATGCGGTGGGATACTGAAATATAGGTCGATCCAGGGTGTTACGACAGGCGGCCCGGCCGGGTGCGGAAATACTTGTTGTCGGGGTCGTCCAGCCACTTCTTGAATGCCTTGTCGTCGTCCAGAATGCCCTTCGACATCAGGTCCATCAGGATGACCATTGGGATGTTGCCGACACGGTGGAAGACTTCCTTCGTGCCGTCAGCCTTGCGCTGCACGAACGGTGCGCGCTGGTCGTGCAGGTTGTAGAGGTACTTGTTCGACTCGATGATGTCTTCGCAGTCCTGCTCTTCGCCGTAGTGGAAGGTGCCCTTGTCGTCGTTCTCGGCATGGAAGACGGGTCGAATCTGGTGGCCGTATGCGTCAAAGAGGTCCATTAGAAGTCCCAACTCAGGGTCACGCCGACCGTGGCCGACGGCCCTCCGGTGAATGGATTGACCCCAACCGCAGCACCAGCGCCGACGTTCGGCAACACGCGGTCGAGGAAGGACGGACGCGAAGCGTCAATGACGGCGGTGGAGGCGTCGCCGTAGCGCCGCACGATCTCGGTCAGATCGTCGTGCGAGGTCCGCAGCGCGGCCGCAGCCTGCTTCTCGGACTGGTAGGCGACCTTGTAGCCGTCACGCGCATCGAGCGCCGATGCCAGGGAGTCACGGACAGTCGGCGCGGTCGCCAGCTTGCGCTCGGCCGCTTCGGCGCGAGCCACCGCACTGTCAGCCGCCGCTTCCTGCGCGTCCGCGAACTGACGCAGAATCTCGCTCCGCTCCAACTGCAACTGGGCCTGTTCCTGCACGGCTTCCAGCTTGGCGCGGGCTTCGAGTAGTGAGTTGTGTCGGGAGTAGGAGAACCATGCACCCGCGAGGGATACCACTGCGAGGATGATGGTGAGGATGTGGCGCAGCTTCATCGACTCGTCTCGGGGTGCCTCCGGGTGAGGGGCTGAAGTTGAGAGAGGGGCGCGGGATTGCGCCCCACTCTCTGTCTCAGCCATCAGACGATTAGCTCGTCGTCAGGTCGAAGATGCCGCCGTGCGCTGCCTCGTTGTGGACCTTGAGAGCCCACTCGACGTTCAGCATACGCTTCTCGGCGTCGCCGGTCGGTGCCAGCTTCTTCGTCTTGAAACCACGCAGGTACGCGATGCTCAGGTACTCGCGGTCCAGAACGAAGACGTCACGCGCACGCTGCCAACGGTCGGGCAGAACCTTGAGCGTGCCGAATTCCGACACGTACACGTCTGCGCTACCGATGATCGTGCCCGGCTTCGCGCTGTTCAGGTTCATCACCTGATTCGCGATGCCCGCGAAGCCGCTGACCTTGGCCTTATTGAAGGCTCCGGCCAGGATGATGCTCGGCTCTGCGCCTTCGTCCCAGCACGATGCGACAACCGTCGTCAGCATCGCTTCGGTGAAGACAGCCGGGGTGCCGTCCGTACGGGTGTCGGTCGGGACGTTCGTGTAGACCGGGTCCGCACCGTCGCCCGCGAAGACCGTGTTGGTCTTCAGCCACGCCGGGAGTCCCGCCGTCTTGCGCGGGTCGGCGCTGTCGGCCGCCTGATTGGCGAGAGCGATCTTCTCCATGTCGCGCTTGATTTCCGCAGCGCGCTTGGACATCTGCTTCGCCATCTCGCTCTTGCGGCCTGCCTTGCTTACCGCTTCGAGCGTGCCGGACACCATAGCCGTCTTCTCGCTGATCTGCACGTAGGTGCCTACGCGAGTCGTCGGGCTCGGGGTCGCGAAGGTAGCGTCGTTACCTTCCGGCTTTGCGTTGGTGTCATCCGGGTCAGCCAGCGAGTCGATCTGCCATTCGTGCAGGATCGCGCTTGCCTTGTCCCGGCCCGCCATCTGGAAGAGCGGGGTCTTCGTGGGGCTGATGTCGTAGATCATGTCCGTGAGGTTTTCACGGAGACCCTTCGCATCGCCCGTCTTGTACGTTCCAGCCAGTGCTGCCATTGTGAGAGTTCCTGTGCTACTGGACGCTTAGTCGTCCAGCAGAGATTCCATTACGGACGCGAAGTCTTCCTTGCGTCCACCCTTCGCAAGCCGCTGACGCGCCTTAGCCGCCTTGGACTGCGCCGGAGCCTTGCTGCGGCTCGACGGTCCCGGTGTCGCCACCTTTACCTTCTCGATGCGCTTCGTGAGATCGGGCTTCTTCTTCTGAGCCTCGTCCCACCGCATAGCCTTGTCGATCAAGGCCAGAAT